GACCGTAGTTGCTAATGCAACCTTTAATCTTGACCTCTCGGAGATGGTCGAAGAAGCATTTGAGCGTTGTGGCTCAGAGCTTCGTTCTGGCTATGATTTAAAGACCGCTAGACGCTCTCTTAACCTGTTATTTGCTGACTGGGCAAACCGAGGCATTAACTTATGGACAATTGAGCAAGGGCAGATCCCGTTGGTTCAAGGCACAAACACATATGACTTGCCGGTTGATACTGTAGATTTGATTGAACACGTTATCCGTACGAACCCTGGGGTGCAAAACACTCAGGCAGACCTGACAATCTCACGCATATCGGTATCTACATACGCAACAATCCCCAACAAGTTGCAGCAAGCACGACCAATTCAGGTATGGGTAAATCGCCAGTCTGGAGCAACCTACGCAGGTACAAGCACGTCTAGCCCACCAGCAGGCGTTAACTACCCTAAGATTGTTGTCTGGCCTACCCCAGACCAAGGAACTGCTCAAGATCCGTACTACACGTTTGTTTACTGGCGACTACGCCGTATTCATGATGCGGGTAATGGTATTAGCACAATGGACATACCGTTTCGTTTTTTAACTTGTTTAGTTGCTGGTTTGGCTTATTACTTATCAGTTAAGTTACCAGAGGCTAAAGATAGGATTGGGTTATTAAAAGCACAGTATGACGAGGCTTGGGAGCTTGCGGCAACAGAAGACAGAGATAAGTCGCCTGACCGCTTTGTACCACGTCGTATGTACATCACCTAGAGGTAGCCATGCCAAATAGATTTGCGTCTGGTAAAAAGGCTATATCGCAGTGTGATCGCTGTAACTTTAGGTTTCAGTTAAAAGAATTACGTATTGAGATTATTAAGACTAAGCCGTATCAGTTGTACGTTTGTAAAGCATGCTGGGATCCTGACCATCCACAGTTGCAGTTGGGTATGTACCCCGTTGAAGATCCGCAAGCGTTGCGTCATCCAAGACCAGATAATACATACTATCAAGCTGGATACACAGGTTTGCAGTTAAACCAAAATGCAGGATCAACAGTTGAAGGATTTGGTGATCAAACGATGGGTAGCAGAATTTTTCAGTGGGGATGGAACCCTGTTGGTGGCGGGTCAAACTGGCCTCAAACGCCAAATGACTTGGTTTCTGGCGTAGTTTTAGGTACAGTATCAGTAACGACAACATAGGAGAAAGACATGTTTAAAAAAGGCGCAGATGGTGTTACCAAAAAAGGTAAGACTGAAGGCAAAAATTTAGGTGATTCAGGTCCAAGCGTAGGCATTCAAGCTGGTGCTAAAGGAGCTAAAGGCAAGATGGGTGGCGGTAAAACCAACGAGCAGATGATGAAACTAGGTCGCAATATGGCTAAAGTAGCTAATCAAGGAATGATGCGTAAAAGCGCAGGAAGGGGTCGATAATGCCTAAGTACAGCATGAAACGTGATGGTAAAGAGGTTGGTCCAGCATCTGTGTATGCTGAGCCACACACCATGGAAGGTAAGAAAGTAACTGTTGCTGGGGCTATTAAAGACACGTCTGGTGCACAAGTTATGGACGACATGAACATCTCCATAGGCAAAATCAGTAAAAGCCTTGGTAAAGGTGTAAAGACTTCTGGTATTGAAACCCGTGGTAATGGTGCTGCTACTAAAGGGCGCATTGCTAGAGGACCAATGGCTTAAGGGTAAACCCTATGAACTATCAGCAGTTATCTGAAGCAATTCAAAGTTACGCCGAGTCGACAGAGCAACTCTTTGTCTACAACATTCCTAACTTTGTTCAGCTTTGCGAAGAGCGGGTGTATAACGCCGTTCAGATTCCTGCTATTCGTAAAAATGTCATTGGTAATTTTGTTCAGGGTGACTATTACATAGCACTGCCTAACGATTATTTGGCGTCTTTCTCCCTCGCCGTAATTAATACTGACGGTAGCTACGAGTATTTGCTTGATAAAGACGTTAACTTTATTCGTCAAGCGTACCCAAATCCAACTACTGATACGGGTTTGCCTAGGTATTATGCGCAGTTTACCCCCTATACCTACATAATTGGGCCGACCCCAGACGATAATTACAACACCGAGCTGCATTATTACTACTACCCTACCACTATTGTTCAGGGTGGGCTGGCTGGTTTTGGCACTATCGTGGGTGGTTCTGGCTATACCAACGGCACATATACTAATGTTCCTTTAACGGGTGGTAATGGGTCAAACGGAACAGCCACAATTACTGTATCGGGCGGCGCAGTAACCGCAGTCACTTTAGTAAACCCAGGGTATCTATATCTTGTAGGCAATTCACTAAGTGCCGCTACATCTACAATTGGTGGCACCGGAAGTGGGTTTTCAGTCCCTGTTAATAATATTCAAAACGCAGCCGGAACCTCTTGGCTGGGTGATAATTTTGAAAGTGTTTTGTTGTATGGTTCGTTACGTGAAGCTATAATCTTCCAAAAGGGTGAGCAAGATATGGTCAACTATTACGAGCAGAAGTACCAAGAATCCTTAGCGTTGCTCAAAGACTTGGGTGATGGTAAAGATAGACGTAGCGCTTATCGTGATGGACAATTACGATTACCTGTACCTGGACCCGTAAGATAATTTTTAGGAGCAAAAAATGGCAATTACTCAAGCAATGGCTACATCGTTCAAGGTTCAACTCTTGAATGGTCAGCACAATTTTTCAGCAAATACGTTTAAATTAGCCCTGTATACCAGCTCGGCTACTATTAACGAGAACACAACTGCTTATTCATCAACTAACGAAGTAGCTTCTACTGGCAATTATTCTGCTGGTGGTAATACTTTGTCGGTTAGCGTAACCCCAACAAACTCTGGAAACGTGGCTTATATCTCGTTCTCTAATACTTCTTGGGCAAACGCAACTATTACTGCTAACGGCGCTTTGATCTATAACGCTAACTTAGCAAATGCGGCTGTTGCTGTACTAGCTTTTGGCGGCGATAAGACCTCTACTAATGGTACTTTTGCTGTTAACTTCCCAACTGCTGATGCAAGTAACGCAATTATTCGTTTAACCGCTTCGTAATTAGGAGAGCCTTATGGCTTTGATTCTGAAAGATAGGGTTAAAGAATCCAGCTCTAGCTCTGGCACAGGCAGTCTTACGCTTGGTGGTGCATTTCCTGGCTATCAAACGTTTAATGCCGCCATAACTACTGGTTCTACCGTTTATTACACCATCCATAACTTAACTGCTGGATCTGATACCGAGTGGGAAGTTGGCGTTGGTACATTTACGTCTCCAGCTACGCTAAGTAGGGATACGGTTTTTTCCTCATCAACAGGATCATCTAAGGTTAACTTTACTAGCGGTGTAAGTGGGCTTGAGGTATTTATTACTCAACCAGCCGAGCAAGCGCTGTATACAAATCAAGCCACAGGTAAGGTCGAAGTATTTGGTAATGGCACAAACACCGTAGCATTTACTAATGTAAACACCACAAACTTAACAGCTACTACTGTAACGTTAACAAACGGAACAATTAGCACCAGCGCTGCAAATGCTACAGATATTACCAATAAGACTTATGTTGACGGACTTTTCGCAACAGGTATTTCGTACCATGAGGCGGTTTTAGTTGAAGAAGATGTAGCTTTAAATGCGGTTTATGTTCAACCAAACGGTGCTGGTAATGGCGTAGGCGCAACCTTAACTAATAATGGGGCTAACGCTGCTCTTGTTGTTGATGGTGTAAGCGTATCTAACACAGCCCGTATTTTGGTATATGCACAGGCTAATGCGGTACAAAACGGTGTTTATACAGTTACCAATCCAGGTAATGCTACTGCACAATGGGTGTTGACCCGTGCAACCGATGCCGATACTTTTGGTTTAGCTAACCCTAATACATTAGGAAAAGGCGATGCGTTCTTTGTAACCGCTGGTAATACAGGCGCTGGACGAACCTATATCGTTAGTACCGCAGGCACTATTACTTTTGGTTCAACCGATATTAATTTTGCGCAGATTAGCTCTGCTCAGATCTACGCAGCGGGTACAGGTCTTAACCTTTCTAACCTAACATTTAGCATATCCAATACTACTGTTTCTACAGGTTTATATGGTGATTCAGCTAACGTAGCCGTTATTGAGGTAAACCCACAGGGGCAGTTAACTTCTGCTTCTAATTCTGCTATTAACGTGTCTAACATTACTGTTGGTACTTTAGCAAATGCAAGAACTACGGCTTCAGATGCTAATGGCGCTTCTACTATTGTGTCTCGTGATGCCAACGGTTCTTTTGCTGCCAACGTAGTAACTGCTACAACAGTTAATGCAACTAGCGGAAACTTCACAAACATTACTGGTAACGCTATAGCCCTAACGGCTATCAATGCTTCTAACATTACCAGCGGAACTATAGATAATGCCCGCACTACGGGTAGTACATCTAACAGCGCTTCGACTTTGGTACTGCGTGATGCTAATGGCGCTTTTGAGGCAGGTAACGTAACTGCTGCAAACTTTATTGGTGCTGGTACAACCCTTACTTCTATCAACGCTTCCAATATTTCATCTGGCACGATTGACAACTCTAGAACTACAGCGGCTTCCGCTAACGGTGCAGCTACGATTGTTCTTCGTGATTCATCTGGTAGCTTTGGTGCTGGCGATATTACGGCTAATTCCATTTCAGGTAACGGTGTAGCTTTATCTGCTATTAATGCGTCCAACCTAACTTCAGGGACTGTTGCAAATGCAAGAACGACTGCTGATACTGCTAATGGCGCTTCTACTATTGTGCTTCGTGATGCAGGTGGAGCGTTTGCTGCTGGGGCAATAACAGGTTCATTTATTATTGGTGATGGGTCCAACGTATCTGCTATCAATGGATCAAACGTAACTACAGGCACTGTTGCTAATGCTAGAACTACTGCGGCTTCTGCCAATGGTGCTTCTACTATTGTGGCTCGTGACTCCAATGGTTCGTTTACTGCAAACGTAGGTACATTTACTACAGTTGCTGGCACATTAAGCACTGCTTCTCAAACCAATATTACTGCTGTTGGTAGCTTAGGTAGCACTCAAATTTCTTCTTTGGGTGTTGGTACAGCGGCATCAGGCACTACTGGTGAGATTCGTGCAACAAATAACGTTACTGCGTACTACTCTTCAGACGAGCGCTTAAAAGACAACGTACAAGTAATTGCAAATGCACTTGCTAAAGTCCTTCAAATTCGTGGTGTTGAGTTTGATTGGAATAACTTGGATGAGCCAGAAGACGGTTACTTTGTTCGTAAACACGACGTTGGTGTAATTGCCCAAGAGATTGAAAAAGTGATTCCAGAAGTAGTTGGCACTAGAGAAGACGGTATGAAAGCAGTTAAATACGACCGAATTATTCCGTTGCTCATTGAGGCTATTAAGGAGTTGAAGGCCGAAGTAGATGCTCTGAAAGGCAAATAATGTTTGGCTTTGCGCCCTACGCAGGAGGCCCGTTTGCTAGTGAAGGCGAAACAAGCCTTGGTATATCAGTTCAACTTACTGGTGTATCTGCCGTAGGTCAAGTTGGCACGGTTGCCATAGGCTTAGGTATTGAAATTGTACCTACAGGTGTTGTTGCAGTAGGTCAAACGGGTAGCGTAACAATTGTGGCACAGGGTAACGTTGTACCAACGGGCGTTAATGCCGTAGGTGTAATTGGCAATGTTTCAATAGTCGAAAGCGTTACTCTCGTACTAACAGGTGTTTCTTCTATAGCCGCACTTGGAAATGTAGATACACAAGCTGGTGGTAGTGCTACCGTAACTGGGTTTGCGGTGCCTGTTTTAGTTGGTACTGTAGGCACTCAATCTGGGGCGTCAGTTGATTTGATTGGTGTTCTAGCTGTTGGTAATGTAAAGCGTGTTAACGTCTGGGGCTTGGTTTTAACACCTTAAGGATAAATTATGGCAAGTACATACTCTACAAGTTTAAAACTAACCCTGATGGGTG